AAGAAGAAACTGCAGAACTTGCAGTAGATGAAACCATAGTATAACAGAATTTTTAGAGAGGTACTCTAAGAATAGACAAGCTACCTTCTAGCAATAGAAGCCCTTGTAGCTTCGTTTCAAATCAATCAACCTTTTTTTGCTACCTTCAGTAAAAGAAGCCCAAAGGAGGATTTATGAGTAAAGAGAACGAAGGAAAAACTAAGACAGTCGAGGCGAATCCATACAATCGCAAAAAGTATTGGCATACAGAAGATGTGATGCCAAAAACTTTAGTAAATGCAGATAGTGGACCAGCCGAGCCTGACCCTGAGAAGAAGACAGGATTTGACTATGCTACTAATACTACTACAGATAGTGTTAACCCAAATGTTTTATCCCCTTCTGAAACAGCCACTTCGGATAAGGTCTTACAAGAATCAGCATTAAATGTTGAATCTAAACCTTATACTAAAGTTGACTATAAAAAAAGATATGATGACCTAAAGCGTTATTATGACAGGAAACTTGGTGAATGGACTAATAAGGAAGGCGACCTCAAAGCACAGCTTAGAGATAACCGACCTAAATATACACCACCTAAAAGTGCTGATGAACTTAGTGCTTTTAAAAAAGACTATCCTGACATTTATGGCGTAGTGGAAACTGTATCTCACTTGCAGTCTCAAAATGAGATGAAAGGTTTACAAGAGGAAGTTAACTCTTTGAAAAAAGCTAATACAGCTTTATCACAAAGAGAAGCTCAATTAGAGTTATCGAAACTTCATCCAGACTTTAATCAAATTAAAGAATCAGATGATTTTCATAACTGGGCAGACTCACAACCCATGGAAATTAAATCATGGATTTATGAGAACAATTCCAATGGTACACTTGCTGCAAGAGCAGTTGACTTATATAAGAAAGACCGAGGACTTGGATTAGATAAAAAAACCACAGAAGATAATAAGGTTAGTCAAGGTGCTGATTTGTTAGTTAAAACTAACGAACAAATTCAACCACCAACGAATAATCAAGTTATTTTCAAAAGTTCTGATTTCGAAAAGATGTCAGATGCTGAGTTTGAAAAGAATGAGAAAGACATTTTGATAGCTCAGAGAGAAGGTAGAATTATTAATAATTAATAATAATACTTTCATTTTATCAACCAAACAAAAGGAGTCATACAATGGCAAATTTCGCTGGTGGTTCAACTACTAACTTTTTAGTAGCTACAGCAGGGCAAACTAATGCCTTTTGGGTACCTCAAATATACTCAAAGAAAGTTCAAATAGCACTACGTAAAGCTGCAACTGCAGAAGCAATCTGCAATACAGACTATATGGGTGAAATTAAAAACTTTGGAGATACTGTTAATATAGTACAAGAACCCCAAATAACAGTAAGTGATTACACTAGAGGTCTAGCGACTTCAGCTACAGCACTTTCTGACCAAGAGCTTGTTCTACTAGTAGACCAAGCTAAATACTTTCAATTCGCACTAGATGATATTGAAAAGAGATTTTCACATATCAACTTCCAATCTGTTGCTTCAGACAACGCAGCATATAAGCTAAGAGATGCTTTAGACAGTAATGTCTTTAGTTATCTTGGTGACGATGGTTCGGTGTCTACAACTGCAAATAGACTAGGAACTACAGGAACACCTATTGATATAGGTTTTGCTTCTGGTGAAATTGACCCTCTAAATAGTATGAGTACATCTGCTAAGTTGCTCGACATTCAAAACGCACCTGAAGAAGGTCGTTGGTTTGTTGGTGCACCTGAGTGGTATGATGTTTTAGCTAACACATCTTCTAAACTATTATCAGTTGATTACAACGCTGGTAAAGGTAGTCTTAGAAATGGATTAGTAGCATCTGGTCTCGTTAGAGGTTTCCAAATGTACAAATCAAACAATCTAAGACAAAACGACTTATCAGGTGCAACACCTGCTGGGTCTGCAACTGCTCCTGTGGCAACATGGGGTCAAATGAGTTCGACTGCGTGTGCGTCTCAGTTGAAGATTGTTGAAAGTTTAAGAAGTACTACTACTTTCGCTGACATAGTAAGAGGATTACTTGTTTTCGGAAGAAAAGTTCTTAGACCTGAGGTATTAGGAAGAACAATTTACGTTATAGACTAATTTATTAGTTTTTACGTTATTGTTAGTATTAAACCTAACAGCTAGATAGGGGGTTGCAATATACCCCCTGTCTTTTAAATAAAGGATTATATATGGAACATATGAAAAAAGCATGGTCTTACATAGTAGCACATAAAAAAGTTTCTATTGCAGTAGCAGTAGTTGTTGTGGTACTTATTATAGCCACTTAATTTTAAGAAGTATTATGGCAAAGACCTATTTAGCATTAACTAATGAATTATTAGTAGAACTTAATGAACCAGAACTTACAGCAATTTCTAGTGGAGTAGGCGTACAAAAACAAGTTGCAAATTGTGTAAATAGAGCTTACTCTGATATAGTAGATGCAGTAGATAATTGGTCTTGGTTAAGTACAGATGTACCTGATGACCCTTATTATGGTAATACTATTATTCCAACAGTTGTTGGACAAAGATGGTATTTATCAAAAGCTGGTTCTACAGGTGTAGATGGTGATTTTGATTCAGTCAATTGGGATATGTTTACTCTTGTAGACACTAGCTCACCTTATACAAATAATAAATTAGCTTTTACAACTTTAACTACATGGAGAGCTAATTATGCAGAAGCAGAAGAAGAAGCTGCTAGAACTTCAACCTATGGAGTTCCAGTAAGAGTTATTAGAAGTTCTGATGGTAGAAGATTTGGGTTATCTCCTATACCTGATAAAGTTTATAATATACATTTCTTTGCATATGATAGACCTGCTGCATTATCAGCAGATACCGATACAGTTTTATTTCCAGAACAATACAAACCAGTTTTATTAGCAAGAGCTAGATATTATATTTATCAATTTAAAGATAATATAGCTCAATCACAATTAGCATTAGACGAATATAAAAAAGGATTACAGTCAATGGCTGATAATTTAAATTCACCACAACCGCAATATATGTCAGACGTAAGATTTACGTATTTGTTACCATAAGGAAAATTTAAATGCCAACACAAGGAGCTTCCATTACAGTTGCAGGAGGTTTAGATTTAGTTTCAAGTGCTCATGCATTATTTAGAACACCTGGAGCCGCAACTATTTTACAAAACTTTGAATCAGCTACAACAGGTGGCTATCGAAGAATAAATGGTTTTACAAAATGGGGTGCAGGAAGTGCAACTAGTCCAAGCGGTACAACTACAGATGCTATAACAGGAATAGTTTCATATGCTAATGGAGTTATTGCTTGTCAAGCCAATAATATTTATTGGAGTACAGATGGTATTACTTGGCTTCAAATTAATAAAGATACTTATAAAAGTTTAACTGGTACAGTTGCAGTAACTGCAAGTTCAGCAGCAGTTGTTGGAACTGGAACATCTTTTACAACTGAATTAGCTGTAAATGATAGAATAAAAATTAATAGTATTAAATATAGAGTTTTATCTATTACAGATAATACAAATTTAACATTAGATATTGATGTTGTAACTACTGCTAGTACTCAAACTATTTATAGAAGTGGGATGACTTCTGCTGAAGTAGCAAGTGCTACAACAGTTGTAAGAACAAATCAAACTAATAATCAGTTTGCTAACTATGAATCAAATGGTGCTTATGGAACTTTATATATTGTTGATAGTACCAATAAAATAGCTGAATTTCAGATTACAACTTCAGGTGGAGTTAATACTTATTACTTTGAAGAACTAGAAAGGTCAGCTCCAGTTAATCCTAAAAGATGTAATATCTTTGCAGAACGATTAGTTGTAGCTGGACAGTCTGTATCAACAAGTACTGTTGCTTATAGTAGCCGCTTAAAACCTTATGATTTTGAAGCTACTGGTTCAGGAACAATTGATGTTGGAGATATTATTGTAGGTATTAAAGTTTTTAGAAATACTCTTATTATATTTTGTAAAAACAGTATATTTGAGTTGACAAGCCTAGATTCTACCCCTATACTTAAATCTATAACTAAGAATATAGGTTGTATAGATGGAAATACAATTCAGGAAATTGGTGGAGATTTAATATTTTTAGCACCTGATGGATTAAGAACAGTTGCTGGAACAGCTAGAATTGCTGACGTTGAAATCGGTTCTGTTAGCAGAAAAATTTTACCTTTAATAAATGACCTTTTAGATAATATTACTAATTATACTCTTTCAAGTATGGTTATTAGAGAAAGAAGTCAATATAGATTATTTTATTTTCAATCAGGTCAAGCAGATGCAAGTCAAAAAGGAATTATAGGAACATTTAAATTTGATGAACAGGGAATTCCTGCTTTTGAATGGAGTAATTCAAAAGGTTTAGTCGTTAAGACTTGTACTTCAGATTTAAATACTTCTAATGAAGAAGTGAAATTTAGTGCAGATGAAAGTGGATATATTTATTTGCATGATAGTGGCAATAATTTTAATGGTGAAAATATTAGTGGAATATTTCAAACACCAGATATGGATTATGGTGATAATGGTTTAAGAAAAAGTCTTTATGCTGTTAAAGCAAATATTAAACCAGAAGGAGTACAAGACGATTTAAGATTAAGAATTAGATATGATTTTGAATCTTCAGATGTTCCCCAACCTGGTGTATTTAGTGTTGGTACTTTAGCTGCTACATCTTTATATGGAAGTGCAGCATATGGAAGTGGAACTTATGGTGCAGTAACTTTACCAAGTAAAAGAATATTAGTAATAGGAAGTGGTTTTTCAAATAGTTTTAGATTTTATAGTAATGATACGAATGCTGCATATGCAGTTAATGGATTATTTGTATCATTTATAGCAGGAGGAAGAAGATAATAATATGGCAGGTTATACACGACAAAGTTCCGCAGAAATAGCTGATGCCCTTACAATTGAAGCTGTTGATTTAAATAATGAATTTAATGATTTAGTAGCAGCTTTTAGTAATACTTCAGGACATAAACATGATGGCACAGCAGCCGAAGGTCCTGTTATTTCTGTCCTTGGAGATGCAGGTGTCGCTACACCATTAAATAAAATTTTAGTTGATACTACAAATAAACATATAGAATTTTATACAGATGTAAGTTCTGCAGCAGTTCAACAATTAAGAATTCAAGATGGAGCAATCGTTCCAATTTTAGATAATGATATAGATATAGGTACAACTGCTTTAGAATTTAAAGATGGATTTTTTGATGGTACTGTAAATTTAGATACTTTAGTTATCGGTACTTCAACTGGTGTAACATCTGTTGATACAGATTTAACTTCTGCTTCAGCAAGTGATGATACTTTAGCTTCTGCTAAAGCAATTAAAACTTATGTAGATGCAGTCCCTGTCGGAGACCTTACTGCTATTGTAGCAGGAAGTGGTTTAACTGGAACATCTTTATCAGGACCTATACCAACTTTAAATGTAATTGGTGGAAATGGTATAACTGCTAATGCTGATGAATTAGTAATTGATACAGCAATAACAGTTGATAAAACAACAGCACAAATTTTAACAAACAAAACTCTTACAACTCCAACTATTGCTTCAATTTTAAATACTGGAACAATAACTTTACCTACTTCAACAGATACATTAGTTGGTAAAGCTACTACAGATGTTCTAACAAATAAAACATTAACAAGTCCAGTTTTAAATATTGGTATTAGTGGAACAGCTTTTAAAGATGAAGATACTATGTCTTCTGATTCAGCAACTGCTGTATCTTCACAACAATCTATTAAGGCTTATGTTGATACCCAAGTCGCAACTATACCAGTTGGAGATATTACTTCAGTTGTTGCAGGAACAGGTTTAACAGGTGGTGGAACATCAGCTGATGTTACTTTAAATGTTGTTGGCGGAACAGGTATTACTGCAAATGCA